TCGTGCGCATCCAGCTTTTCTTGTAAATCCTTTGGAATACGTTTCTTTCCTTGACCCATATCTCACCTCCGTTTTTCCGTGAATAAGCTCAATGCCATATCAGCATCTACTACAATCATTCGTCCCACTTGGCGGACCGCTTTCTTTATGATGCCCGACTTAAGGCGGTATGCCGTAGTCTCGGAACAATGAAACAGGTCCATTATCCCTTTTATGCCATACACCAAGTTCTGCCCCGTTTTGGCAGGAGCAACTATTTCATTCTTCGGAATCAAGCTGCCAAACAATTCCTTCAATTCGCCTACGGTTAAATCTATCAACCGGGTATCATCCGTTATTCGTCTTTCTAATGGTATCATACCTTCCCCTCCTTGATCCAGTTATAGATAGAATTTACGCGATTTATAAAATCCTTGTCGGAGGCATCACCTATCATAGCGGCAATTATCTCCTTTCTCAACTCAAAATCACGCTCTCTAATTTGTACGGCCTTTATTCTGTCCACACAGGGTTTTATCTCTTCATTCAACCGTGAGGCTGAACAGAATACACTTATTGGATTATTATTCAGCACTTCGATCATATAGCGCGCTATACCTATAGCATTCATCTTCTCAATATACCGTATATTAAGATCAAACTTAATCCCGTAGCACATATCACCATCATCAAGCGTAATCCCATGTTTACCCTCGTTGGTTTCGTCAATTGTTAACACCAATCTCTTTTTCATATCCTCTAAAAGCAAAAGCCCTTGCCGTTCTCAATCTAATGTGGTGTTGATTGGTACTAAGCAAGAGCTTTATTTTGATATCCTAAAATAACTTACGGTAAACACCACTAAACCGTATCGTCTAATTTTTAATCTGATTCTTAGGATATTAAAAATGTCTGCACTATATTTGCAACGGATTTGGATTGGATAGTACGGCAAATAGTCGTACAGCCATTTTTATACCCTTTTGCAACCGCTTTTTATTGGTTACGGATGCAAAGTTATATTCATTTGAATAGAAAACAATAAAAGCAGCTTAAAAGTTTTATTCAAAACGAATATTTAGAAATGTTTTAAATAACACATTGTAGACTTATGATAGATAGAGTTAAAGAAGTTTTAAGAGCTAAATCTAGGTCAGTCAGAGAGTTTGCTGAATTAATAGGTGTAAAACAAGTTACCCTCAATCAGCAATTAGCTGGAGACAGGAAATTAAGCCTTGATATAGTTCAATCTATTTTGAATTCATTTGAAGATATATCGTCTGAATGGCTTCTTCGCGGCGAAGGTGATATGATTAAGCCTCAACATGAGCAGATAGTTGAGCCTCAACCCGCACTTATCAGCGCAGAAGGAGATACACCCGAAGCATCCATACTCTATCATATATATAATGATACCATAAAAAGAATGAAAGAATTGGTGGAAGAAAATATCAATCTTAAGAATCAAATAACTGAATTATCTGAAGGAAGCGAAGAAATAGCCAATCTACTAAGAGAAGTTCGAAGTGACAACAAAAGGCTTGACCAAGAAAATAGGGAATTAAAAATAGAAGTGATGATTAAAGATGCACAACTTTCTGAAAAAGAAAAAGCCGTATCAGACTATAAAGAGTTACTAAAAGAAGCTATATAAGCAATAAAAAACATTTTATGGATAGCTCATAATTTTTCAAACAAAATATATCATTCTATTGTTTTAATTAAGAATTATCGCAAAAATAACCAAAAAAACAATGGAAACTAATACCAAAGCACTTTCTATTATAGTAATAGAACAGGAAAAAGAAATTAAAGAACTGAGAAAACAACTTAATGCCGTTATTACGGCAGCATCTTCTAGTAAATGCTTAGCCTGCCTACTTAAATTTATCAAATTTCAAAATTAGCACATGGAAACATTTTTTATTTTTATCATTTTCATAGCTGCAATTTTGCAAACAGTAATGATTGTAAAATTCTTTAATATGGCTAATGACGTAAGTGAAATTAAGCATTACCTAAAAAAAATGACTGAAACCACTTCTCAATCTGAAAACGCAGAAACCTTGCAAAATCCCGAAGAATTTAAGCAACCCGAATTTACATGGAAATCCTATGTTGCACTGATATTTCTATTAGCCGCAATTACATTTTTGCTATATCTATACTATTAACTAATTATCAATTATGAAAAAGTTATTATTAATCCCATTGTTTATACTTTCTGCCTGTTCTCCCAAGTATTCAGAAACTACGTATGTTTCTGATTTTACTCAATATGTCAAAGATGGTTTTCATATTTTCCCAGTTGGTACAGAGCTTAAAACTAAAAATTATACCCCTTTAGCCAGTTTGTCAACAGTATATCAACTCGGTATACCACCACAAAAAGAGACAAAAAGAAAGGATGAACTATATCAAGATAATACCACCCACTTTCTTATCCCTTCCGGCAAATATATGACAGACAAACTCGTAGACGAAGCTAAACGATATGGGGCTAACGCTATCATTAATTTTAAAATCGAACCCGTATACTATAAAGGTAATCTTGTAAGGTATATCGCATCTGGTGTGGCTGTCAATATTGAATAACATCCGGCATATATGCGCATATAAATAATTTCACCTATGTTTTTATAATGGGCAATGATGCTAGTAAAGCAGCATCCGCTAAACGAAATAATAAGTACAATTTAGACAGCTTTATAAATTAGCTTATGATTGTTTATCCGATTATTTTTTTCGTTAGCTTTGCAACAAAAAATAATATAATCTGTTCTCATAAAATCATAAATATATCACAGAATCATGGATGCTCATTCTTTTGAAGCTCAGTATAGTGACGGTAAGACTAAAATAAGTCTTAATGTGGGGGTTTATATCTTCCAAGAGGATAATGTCTATATATCGTATTGCCCGGCTTTGGACTTGTCCGGCTATGGGGAAACTGAAAATGCTGCAAAGACTTCATTTGGGCAAACTTTGGGTATGTATATAGAATATTGTTTACATAAAAATACCTTAGTGAAGGATTTGCAAAAGCACGGATGGAAAATAAAAAGTATGAAGCAAAAGAGGATAAAGGCTCCTGATATTAATACAATGATGTCGATGAATCCTGAATTCAGGGAAATTATTGAGAACAAAGATTATGTAAAATACTCGGAGAGCGTTAATATACCATCTTTTGCATGAATACACAGAAATTAAGCAATGTTCCATTGTCTGACTTTCGTGATTTTTTGGAGAAGGTTGGATGCAAGAAAATATCTACAGAAGGAGGTCACGAGAAATGGACACGAAGAGATTTGCTCCGTCCTATAATATTGCAGACACATATATCTCCTGTACCTGAATTTATTATAAAAAATGCTTTGCGTATATTAGGATTGACTAAAAAAGATTTTTTTGAAATATATTTTGATGTTCGTTAAGCATTCGTTTTTTATTAGAATCGGATATAGAATTTTAAAAAAAGGAGGTGAACATGGATATGTTATCTTTAACTTATACCATCGGATGCGTGATAATAGGTGGTCTCTTGATATGGTTTAAAACACCAGCAGGAAAAGAATGGCTGAAAAACTTATAACAAGAAAGGCAGGGAAATATAAACCCTGCCATATTTTTTCACACTAAACTTAAAACTTATGAACATCAAACGAAACTGCATCTTTCTTCTGGACAAGGAGAAAGACAAACCTGACTCCAAGCTCCGCTACAGGATCAAGTGGGACGGAAATACCGTAGCCTTCAATGTAGGCTACCGGGTGGACAATAACAAATGGGTAGCCGAAGCCCAAAGATGCAAACCAAACACCACTCATGGAAAGAAAAAAATCTCGGCTGCAACTATCAATTCGGAGATAAACCGTCTTGAAGAAACTGTCAACGACACCTTCTTCTTCTTCGAGCAGACAGGACACACGCCCACGTCTTCCGAATTCCGGGATGAAGTGAACAGAAGGAATGGGAAGATCGTAGAAAAGGAGGAAAAAACAATCTTCGATTACTACCAACAATTCATCATTGAACAAGGTAAGGAAAACAGTTGGTCAGAGAACACATACAAGAGACACAAGACCACAATGAACCACCTAAAGAAATTCGCACCCGATCTTACTTTCGCGGACCTTACCCATGAAGGACTATCCCGTCTTGTGGATTACTTTATGAGCATAGAAGTGGACAATGAAACCGGGATGAAGAATTACACGGCAAAGAAGTATATCAATCTGGCAAAATGGTTCTTGAAATGGGCATCAGAAAAAGGATACAACAAAGAACTTTCATTCGTCACATTCAAGGAGAAGCTAAAGACCATTCCGGCAAAGGTGATATTCCTTGAATGGGATGAACTCATGAGTGTATATAATGCCACATTCCCGAACGAGCCTCATCTCGAACTAGCGAAGGATGTGTTCTGTTTCCAATGCTTCACCTCGCTACGCTATTCTGATGTAAAAAACCTCAAGAAAGCCGACATCTATGACGGATATATTACCATCACTACCATTAAGACGGACGAGCCGTTAAAAATTGAACTGAACAAGTATTCCAAAGCCATACTGGAGAAATACAAGGACATAGAAGGGATATATGCGCTGCCTGTGCCGGTAAACCAAAGAATGAACAAATACATCAAAGAAATATGCAAAGCCTGTGAGATTAACGAACCGATATGCAGAACATATTATAAGGGAGCAGAAAGAATAGACGAAATCCATCCCAAATATGAACTGATAGGAACCCATTGCGGCAGAAAGACCTTTATCTGCAACGCACTCATGCTAGGCATAGCCCCCAATATCGTGATGAAATGGACAGGTCACAAAGACTACAAGTCCATGAAACCATACATCGACATAGCGGACAAGGCAAAAGAAGAAGCCATGAGCCTTTTTAACCGTTAGTCCCCCATTTAGTCCCCTTTTCTTCAAAAATACTGATAATCAGTATCATTTGTACACCCGATGAGAATCGAA